TTATAAACCTACAACCGAATTTTGGGACATTACAGATATAGTTGACCATTCAAAAGATATTAATATAATGCCATCTAGTAAAATTGAGGGTAAAATATACAAATATCAATGGATGAAAGACCAAGATTATGATAATAAAAAGTATTTCGGTTACTTCGGTATAGATTACGGGAATCATTGGTACACAGTTCCATCTACGTTTCAAGTAGGAGAGCGAGTTTATCAATTACCATACGCTCAAACAGTGCCAACAGATGCTATATTTCCATTCGTAGCGCCTAGAATTATAGACGTAGACATACAGACGGGAATAGTAAAGCCATTTAAAGGTAAACCTAGAACTTATTTATGGAATGGTTTAAAAAGTGGGTCATGGAGGTTAACAGACACCAACACGGCTACCTATTCAGATTTAACAACTTACCCTAGTGTACATCATTTTGATAATTGGGAAAGTCCAAACTTCGATTTGAATTGGGGTATGCCTATACTATTTGATTATCCAGCTACGTCCGTAACAAGTGACAATCTTTTTACTAGATATCATGAAAGGTTTGTTAAGGAAATGACTGGACGAGATAGTAAGATAGTAGAACTTTATGCAAAGATAAGCGTTAACGATATTAATAGCTTAGATTTTAGTAAATCTGTAATGTGGAACGGAGTACTTTATAGACTTAATCAAATAACGGATTTTGATAGTAACGTATCAGAGTCTACAAAAATAGAATTAATAAAAATAATACAAGCAAACAACCCCGTAACGGGTACTATAACATGGACGGAATTACCAACCGTAGATATTGAGTTTTCTCCTTCAGATACGGGTACAGATGTGGGTGTTGGTTTTGGGGGTGTTGAGGACATATTAACTTACAGTGATATATTTTTTGGATAATGGACATTAAAAGAAGACAAGTAATTAAAAGAAGTACAGGTGTTGCAACAGTTCCTGTAAGTGGTGACCATAGAAATGGCGACTGGATTGTAACCGATATCTACGAAGGTGAGTTGATGCAAGACATTACCACGGGTTTATTATACACTCGTTTAGGCAATGATATACTAGACGCTAACGGAAAGCCTTTAGTGAAAAATTACCGTGCTTTAATAAGTCAAGTAAGTACAACCGCGCCAAGTGTAATAGAGTTTGAAAACACTATAGGTGCAATTGTATGGACTAGAATTTCAGCGGGTAAATATATGGGTACACTAGTAGGAGCTTTTACTATAAACAAAGTAGAGTGTTATTGTGGAACACCAATGGTTAACGATAGGGTTTATAACTTTTATAGAAAGTCAGCAGATGCCGTTGAATTATACACTTATGAAGCTGGAGTTTTTACAGATGCAATTATAGATAATTTATCAATTAAAATAACTATTAACTAATGGCTGAAGAAATAGTATTTAAAACCACGGTCGACACTGGTAATAGTGTCTCTGCAATTAACGACGTAGACAAAGCGTTAAAGGAAGTTAATTCAACGGTAAAAAGTAATAGTGTTGATTCTAATAAAGCCTTTGATGATCTTAATGCGAAAGTTGATAGTGGCGAGTTATCAGTAAGGCAATTAAGTAAAGCTGTAAAGGAATACGCTACTATTGCCGTGCAAGCGGGTGAAGATAGCCCTATAGGTCAGGAAGCTATAAGAAGGGCTGGTGAACTTAAAGATAGATTAGGCGACCTTCAAACACAGATAAACAATAACGCCAACGACGGGCGTAGTATGCAAACAGCTTTACAACTCGGTCAAGGTATTGCGGCAGGTTATGCAGTTGCTCAAGGTGCTTTAGCTTTGTTTGGTGATGAGAATAAAGACCTACAAAAAACACTTGTCAAACTGCAAGCAATACAAGCTGTACTAGCAGGACTTGAAGAAATACGTTCTATCTTAGAAAAGGAAAGTTTAGTAAGAACTGCAGCTCTTAAAGTTTGGAATGTAGTAAAGGTAGCTAGTGAGTACGCATATGCGACTGCAATAGGAACAAGTACGGGAGCTTTAAAATTAGCTAGGCTTGCAATGCTTGCTTTACCTATAGTTGCTATTATTGCTGGTATTATAGCTATAGGTTCAGCTATGTCAGCGTTTGGGGACGAAACAGAATCAACTGAGGAAAAACAAAAGAGGTTAGATGATGCTTTAGAAGCTACAAATAAAACTTTAGAATCTCAAAAATTAGCCTATGAAAATGCAGCAACGGCATCAAAGTGGGCAAATGATAAACAATTAATAGACGCCTTAAATGCAGGGGCAAGTGAGAAGGAAATAAATGATATAAAATTAAAAGGTTCAAAAAACAGATTAGCCATTTTAAAAGCTGAATACGAAAAAAACAAAGAAAATGCTTTGGTAATGTATTCCGACTTAAAAATTACTCAAGCTCAAGTAGATGCTATAATGAAGTCGAAAAGTGACTCTTATAAAAAATATTCTACTGAATTAATGAATATGAATATGGCAGAAGCTCAATCCAGAAACGAATCAATAAGGGCAACTCGGAAATCACAAAATGAAGATAATAAAAAACAAGCTGAAGCTAGTATAGAACATAATAAAAAAGTTAAAGAAGCTGCAATAAAACATAAACAGGATTTAGCGAAGGTCGAAGAGGATAATAGAGTAGCCATGCATAATAGTGAGGTTGGATTCTTTGAAGCCACTATTTTAAGCAACCAAGAATTAAGTAAAAAAGCTTTTAACGCTCAAAAAGGATTATTACTAGAAAATAAAGAGTTCGCGCTAGCTGACTTAAAAGCAACGGAAGGACAAAAAGAAGCTATTAAAGCAAAGTATAATGCTGACTTAATAAAATTAGAGAAAGAACATAATGATGCGTTAAAAGAAATTGTTTATAAAGATAAAAAAGCAATTTTAGAGGTTGCATTAAATGATGACACAAAAAATGTAGAAGCTAAAAAAGACTTACTATTACTAGAAAGAGATTTTTTACTATCAAATACTAAATTAACTGAAGCGGAAATTTTCGCTATAAAACAAAATTATATAAAAGAGGTTCAGGATATGGATTCCGAAGCTTATACAGCTTACCAAGAGGCTACAAACACGGCGCAACAAAATGAAATTAATGGAGTAAATGAAAAATACGACGCATTAATTAAAACCGCTGAACAATACGGATTTGACACTATAGAACTTGAAAAGAAAAGACAAGAAGAGTTAAATAAGATAGAAGAAGCTGCAACGGTTAAAAAAATAGATAACGTTAAAAAGTATGCAGACGCTACAATGGCTTCTTTAAATGCTTTAAACGATTTACAAAACCAATTAGACGCTAATAAATTAAAAAATCAAAACTTAACAGAAGCGCAAGTATTAGAGATTAAAAAGAAAGCGTTTAATAGAGACAAGGCTTTAAAGATTGCAAGTGTTTCTATAAATACAGCAGAAGCTATAAGTAAATCCGTTGCTGCAAGTCCATTAACATTTGGAGCGCCTTTCTCTGTATTCTCAGCGGTCACGGGAATAGCACAGATTGCAGCAATTGCAAGCACTAAGTTTGACGGAGGTGGTAGTAATATTACAGCCCCAACTACACCAGCAAATGAAAATCAAAGTTCTGGCGGTGGCGGTTTTGGTGTAGGTTCTACTAGTGAAGTGTCAAGTGTTGGACTTACAGATAATGCTACAGGAATAAAAGTAACCGTTGTAGACTCTGAAATCAAAGCCGTTATGGATGCTTCAGCTGCTGCTAGTGTATTGTCTACTTTCGGGGGTTAGTGTAAACACTATTTAGAATTAATCTAAATAAAATGTAAATAATTCAATTTTAATTAATAACTTTATATTATGTTACCAATTTATAAGCTTACAATTAATGACAATGATGAGACGGGCGTAGACTATAACGCGTTTGTTGACACGCCTGCACACTTAAAAGCCTTTATTGCTTTTGATAAATCAATGCCTTATAAGTTTAAAGAAGAACAAAGAATTGTAACGGGTGTTATGATGAGCGCAAATACTTTGATTTACAGAAATAGTCCAGATATTGGAGAACACCAAGTTTTCTTCGACGTTGCTACAATTAAACAAATAGTACTTAAGTTTTTTAAGAACAGTTTTGGGAACAATGTAAATAAAATGCACAATGAAAACGATAAAGTAAACGGTGCTATAATGCTAGAAAGTTTTTTTATTGATTCAAAGCGAGGTGTTAACGCCCCTATCGAATTTAGTAAACAAAATCTACAAGATGGGACTTGGATAGCTTCCTACAAAGTAGAGAATGACCAACTATGGGACGAAGTAAAAAGTGGAAAGTTTCAAGGTTTTAGTGTCGAAGGAATTTTTGATAGAATACAAGTAAATATAAAAACAAATAATAAACAAAAGATGAACAAAAAAGAAGTAAGTGGTAAGTCACTCTTTAATTTGATTTTTGGTAAAAGCAAGTTTGAAGAAGTGCCAGTTACAGAAGAAACAGTTTCATCATTTGCGGAGGTTACATCACTAGACGGCACGGTGCTGACTTATGAGGGTGAACTAGCAATTGATGCGCCTATCTTCGTAATTGATGAGAATGGCGACAAGTTGCCAGCCCCAGCATTAGATTATCAATGTGAAATTGATGGTAAAGTATTAATTATTTCAGTTAATGAAAGCGGTTTAATTTCTGCTATTGAAGACGTTATCGTTGAAGAAGCTGAGATGAGCGCTGAGATTAAAGACTCAATCCTTGCAGAAGTTGCTGAAGTAATGAAAAGTACTTTAGAAGCTACGTTTGCTAAAATTGAAGAATTGACTTCAGAACTTAAAAAACTTAAAGAAGAGAAAGTGAGCAAGTTTCAAAATGAAGCTAAAACGGGAGTTAAAGAAGTTGCTAAAATGACAGCAAACGAAATCCTAAAAAATATTAAAAACTAAATTTAAAAATAAATAAAGATGAATAAAATTGGAAAATTGGGTAAAGCCCTTAAAGAAAAATTTGATTACGATGTAGTTGGATTACCAGCATGGACTGACAATACAATGCCTGTAGTAATTACAGACTTGATTAACAACTCTGATTTTTTAAGTTCTTTGACTTTAGAGTCAGATGTTAAAGGAACGAAAGAGATTGCTTTGTTAAATTCAGATGTAACGCTTCAAGCTAAAGTTGCTTGTACTCCTTCTCCTGATGGTTCTGTTATCTTTACAAAAGCTGACCTTACAACTGTACCTTTGTACATGGGTATCGAGTTTTGTAATGAAGACCTTAATGGTAAAATGACTCAAATCTTAAACAAGTTAGGTTTGAAAATGCAAGACGGTCAACTTCCTGCAGACCTTGAAACTGTTTTAGGTGCTTACCTTGGTAAATTGTTACAACGTAAAGCTCAGTTAGTAGTTGTTTCTGGTGACACTTCTTCAATCGACCCTGAACTAGTTTTGATGAATGGTTTACGTCACATCTTAGTTAACGATGCAGATGTATTGACTTACGATGCAGCAGATGCTACAATGACATCTACAAACGCTTATACTCAATTTATCGGAGTACATGATAAAATACCTACTGAATTGTTTGATAACGAAATGACTATCAA